AATAAAAAACGATTAACTTGCGTGTTTTATACTATATAATTTGCTTTTTAAATAATATATGAATTTAGAATTAAAAAAATTTGATATGAGAAAAATTAGTTTTGACCCTAATTCAACACAGGGACCAGTAATTGTCTTAATTGGAAGACGTGATACTGGTAAAAGTTTTTTAGTTCGAGATTTACTTTACTATCATCAAGATATTCCAATAGGAACGGTTATTTCAGGAACAGAAGCTGGAAATGGGTTTTATGGCGAATTAGTACCTAAATTATTTATACATGATGAATATAATAGTGCTATTATTGAAAATATATTAAAAAGACAAAGAATCGTTTTAAAACAAATAAAAAAAGAAAAAATAGCTTATGGCAAATCAAATATAGATGCAAGAGCTTTTGTTATTTTAGATGATTGTTTATACGATAATAGTTGGAGTCGCGAAAAGGTAATGCGGTTATTATTTATGAATGGTAGACATTGGAAAATCATGCTTATAATTACTATGCAGTATCCTTTAGGAGTACCCCCAAATTTAAGAACGAACATAGATTATACATTTATTTTGCGTGAACCCTATTTAAGTAACAGAAAAAGAATATATGAAAATTATGCAGGGATGTTTACAACATTTGAATCATTTTGTCAGGTAATGGACCAATGCACTGAAAATTATGAATGTTTGGTAATTGCGAATAATGCAAAATCTAATAAATTAGAAGACCAAATTTTTTGGTATAAGGCTTCTTCTCATAATAAGTTTAGATTGGGTTCTAAAGAATTTTGGGAAATGTCAAAAGACCTCAACTCTGATGACGATGAAGAACAATATGACCCAAAATCAATGAAAAAAGGACCAATAATTAACGTTAAAAAAAATAAATGGTAAATTTTTTAATGTTTTATAAAACATTAAAAAATATTAAAAAATATTAAAATATTAAAAAATTTAATTTCTAGTACCGTCTTCATTAAATTTACGAACACCCTTATCTCTTTTTGTATTAACAATATTCTCGCCTTCAAATAACTCTTTTTGAATATCCGCGGTTGTAATTTCTCCTTTCAACCCAAGTGATTCTTCAATTGTATTATTAATACCAATTAAATTCCCATTTTCATCAATGTTTTGGGTTAATTTATTCCCTGTTTTTTTGGCCATTTTAATGTTTTCCTTTATAGCTTTTTCTTTTGTTTCTCGCACTCTTTTATCAAACTCGACTTTAGCGTATTCCTCATTCTTAATTTTTTCACTCATTAATTGATTCAGTTGTTCTTCAAGGTATTCAACACGACCTGTTTTATAAGCATCGGGTTCCCATGGCATCCACATACCAACCGGTCCCACAAAAACGTTATGATTGGGGTCTACCTCGCGAAGTAATTTACACCGAAGTTCGGCTTCACCCTGTGTAGAATAAGCCCCTCTAATTTTAATACCTCGAGTACTTGTTTGGAAATTTTGAGCCTCTGAAAAACTATTTTCCAAACGTTCTTCATTTGCATCAATGAAATTTTTATATGAATCTCTTACGTAATTAGTATCGAATGTTTCATTTTCACTTTTAAGATATTCATTCAAATCTTCGGTCAAACTTTCAAATTTCAAATTATATTTATAACTAACAAAATTCAAAAACTGGGTAAATTTTTTTACAGATTTTGTCATATCAAAATCTTTTAGGAACTCCTCGAAATAAAAATGTTCTTTTTGTTTTAATATATTTTCAGGTGAAATAAAAGAAACACATACAAATTTTTGTCCCGAAATTGGTTTATCTTCTTCTAGTAAATCAACGTATTTTGGATTTTCACTGCCATTCTCGCTAGTTTTTCTTGTAAAATTCATATTTGAACTCATATATATTTATTACCATTTTTACTATTTAAGTTTTTTTGAATCTATATTATTTTTTTCTAATTTATTATTATAAATATGTTTGAAAATTTATTGAATGCTTTAGATTTAGGAGAATTAATGCGAAGAGCGGTGAAATATATTGTTGAGGGTATTATGGTTGCAATCGCGGCATATGCAATTCCAAAAAAATCACTCAATATGGAAGAAGTTCTTCTTATCGCATTGACTGCCGCAGCTACATTTTCTATCCTCGATACATATGTTCCTTCAATGGCCGTATCCGCTAGGTCTGGTGCCGGTTTTGGTATTGGTGCTAATCTTGTTGGATTCCCGGGTGGATTATAAACTTTTAAGAAAAGTTTGACAAAAATCTACTTTTAAGAAAAGTTTGACAAAAATCTACTTTTAAGAAAAGTTTGACAAAAATCTACTTTTAAGAAAAGTTTGACAAAAATCAACTTTTAAGAAAAGTTTGACAAAAATCAACTTTTAAGAAAAGTTTAACAAAAATCTACTTTTTAGAAAAGTTTTAACAAAAATCTACTTTTAATATTTTTTATATGTTTAAGAAAACATATAAAAATAAAAAATAATATTAATGATTAAAAATTTCATAAATAAAGATATTAGCGAAAATAGTAATGAAAATGACAAAACAAATGACATAAGTTACAAATATTTGCCGGTTTCTGTATTTGACGTAAAGCCGTCAGGTAAAAAAGGTATTAGAGGAAAACAACATCATGATAAAAAATCGAGCCGTGCCACTTATAGTCCTTTTCCACAAGATATAGCAGAATGGTGCGCAGAATATCATTTAAGAGATAATCAAATTATTTTCGACCCTTTCGCAGGTTGGGGGGAAAGACATAATGCCATAAAAAATGCTAACAAAACATATATTGGATATGATATTTCACAAAAAGCAATAGATAATGCAAAGGAAAAGTTCAACGTTGATAATATTTTAGCAAATTCTTTGACAGAAGAAATACCAACCCACGATGGATTAATAACTTGTCCACCATATTGGAATTTAGAAAAATATGAAAAAGATGGAATAGATAGAGAAAAAACATGGGAATTGTTTTTAGAAAAATATGAACAAATATGGCAACGTGTTACTGAAAAAGCTTTACCAGGTGCAAAATACTGTATCATGGTTGGCGACTGGCGTAAAAATCACAAATTTTACGATTTCACGTATCAAACTGAAAAAATATTGGAAAAATGCGGTATGAAACCATTCGACAAAGTTGTTCTTTCTTATAAAAAAATATCACCTATAAAACTTATGTTGCCACAAGCAAAAAGATTGGGTTATACTGTGAAAGTTCATCAAACGTTATTAGTCTATTCTTTTTAGAAAAAAGAATTAAACATTTTTTTCAAAAGTTAATCTTTTGCCATATCTTTTGCCATATCTTTTTTCAAAAGTAAATCTTTTGCCATATCTTTTTTCAAAAGATATATATATATGCCGAAAACGCAGAAACGTTCGCGGAAAAAGCGGAAAAACAAACAGACAAAGAAAAAAGTAAGTAAAATTAAGAAAATCGTCAAAATATTTAAACAATATCCTGAAATTTTTCCACGAGGATATTTTCGTTTTTTAGAAGGTAATTTAAGAGAGAAATTTCAAAATAAAGAAATTATATTTAAGAATGGAATTGTTTTAACTTGGAAAAAATACAAAGTGAATCCCGGTAAATTTTCAAAATATGATATTAAAAAAGGTGATATTAAAATTAATCAACTTGTTAATAAAACACAGGGTAACGGTAAAGCCAAAAAAATATTTTTAAAATTTTTAAAAAAGCATGAAAATACTAATTTATTACTAGATGTTAGAACAAATAATAAAAGAGCAATAAAATTTTATAATAAAAACGGGTTTAGAAAGGTAGGTATTACAAAGTTTGGAGATTTGTCGGGTATTATTATGAAACGTAATAAAAAACAAAAAGGCGGCTGACAATCAAAATGACAAAGTTACAGAGTAAAAAATAAATCATTTATGCAAAACGGTGGATGAGGAGAAACAGATATGGAATTCATGTTGTTTTCTGGAGGAGGTTCCTGAAATGATATGAGTAACATTTAAAATAATAAATAAAAAAAGTGCTCGAAAATTAATTTTTTGAAGATGACGAAATATATTTTAAAACTTTAATGTTAATATATTTCCGAGAAGCATTTATTTTATTTAATTATAATATATGATTGACGCATTAAGACAAGGATTTGTATTTGGTGCAAATTCGGGAATTATCACAACTTCTGGTGTTATTACCGGTTTAGTTCAAACAAATATTTCACGATTATTTTTAATAATTAGTATTATTTCATTGGCTATTTCAGATAGTATATCAGAAGGTTATGGTATGTATTTATCAAAAAAAGCGCAAAATATTACTGATAATTCTAATGGACCATTGTATGCTCTTATTAGTTTAATGACGGTTAAATTCCTGGTTGTTATTAGTTTCTTAATACCACTTTTATTCACAAAAAATTTAAAAATTTATAAAAATTTGTACTGGGTTTTGGGATGGAGTATTTTGTTATTAATAATATTAGATTATCAACTATGCATAATGAGAAATGAATCGTTTTGGGGCTATCTTATTCCACATGTAGGGGTATTATTGTTAGTCATATTTTTAACAAGATATTTTGGAAATATGGTTAATAAATTAACATAAAATTTATATTTATAAATTTTATACAGTTGAAATAAATTCCCATTCTAATTCACCACATATTTTTTTCCAAATTTCATCTTGTTCAATTCTTTTTAAGGGGTCTTTTAACATTGGAAAATAAGGTAAAAATGTTTTTTCATCCAATAATTCACACATTTTATAAAGAACATAATAATAATTTAAGAAGTTCACCCTATCGTTTGGACAATGTTTCGAATAAGGTTTTTGAATTTCTAAAAATAAGTTACATAAAATATCTTCTAATTCTGGTCTCATAACCGGGGGCTTTATTCCCAACTTATCTTTAATGAAAGGTATATGCTCATAAAATTTATTATAACCAAGTTTTTTCAATATATCTTTGGCCTTTTTATTATTCATGTGTTTTAAATCGATTCTCTCCTTTTTTATTTGATTTTTAATATCAATTAAAACTTGTTCCGGAATTTGTGTGGTCTCTTTCGCTTGAAATTGAGCTAAAATCTCTCTAAAATGGTTTATTCTTTTGTATGCATAAAAACAAACTTCCTTCGGGGGTTCTTTATAAGATGGCTTTTCATGTTCTATTAAATATTTTATTTGTACACTACATTCTTTACATACTAATATACCTTTATTGTCAATAGGTATTAATTCCCCGGAGCATTTACCACAAACATCATATTTTTGTTTATAGTTGTCAATATTAAAAAAAGTTGAATCAACATTTTTCAGATAAGAATTTAAATTTTTGTTTGCTTCTTCATTTTTTTCTTTCGTATTATTATCATAATTTTTATTAAAAAAATTATGTAAGATTTTTTTTTTGTCGCATCCACCGAGTGATAATTTTTTTTTTGATTCAAAATAATTAAATATATATTTAGAATTATTTAATAAATAATTATTTTCTTCTTTTTCTTTTTTTTTTATTTTTATTTTTAGTTCTTTTATTTCAGCTTTTATTTGTAATTTTCTTTCAAAAATTAGTGTTATAGAAAATTCATTC